ACCCACAAGGAGAAACCCAATGGTTCATCTACACCCCTGCCGTACTTCGGTAACACACTTGTCTCTGTGGGCTACAAGTGGCTGGGCATCGAACAGGTACACTACCTCTGCTTTGACCACAGCACCCAGCAACCTAGCAAGGATGGCTTCAATATATTCCAAGATGCCCTGAACCTTGCTGATGTAGTTGTAGGTCACAACATCAAGTTCGACTTATCGTGGATACGCGAGTGCAACTTCAAGTACGAGGGACATGTGTATGACACGATGGTTGCTGAGTATATACTTGCCAAAGCCAGACGCTGGCCTCTTAGTCTTGCCGCTGTTGCTGAGAAGTATGGCGGCGTACAAAAAGAGAAAGACCTAATCTCTCCTTACTTCAAGGAAGGTAAAACATTCTTTGACATACCGTGGGATACTATAGTAGAATACGGAGTTGCAGATGTAATCGCTACAGAAGAAGTAGCACTAGAACAACTCAAAGCCTTTGGCTCATCGTTTGAGGAACTATTTAATGACCCTAATACCAACACTGAAGTTGTCGCTTGAGATGACAAATGTTCTGGCTCACATCGAGCAGAACGGTATCAAGATAAACAAAACAACCTTAGCTGAGATTCGAGAAGAATACGAACAAGAATTGTTTCAGCTAGAACGCAGACTAAACGAACTAGCCCAGTATGCTATGGGGGATACCCCCGTCAACCTCGACAGCCCAGACGATAGGTCTATGCTGATGTACTCCTGTAAGGTTGTTGATAAGAAAACGTGGGCTGAGATATTCAACCTTGGTCATGAAGTTCGTGGCGCAACCAAGAAACCCAAGATGCGTAAGCGTATGTCCCGCGCAGCTTTCAAGGGAAATGTGTTACGAGAGACTGATGTGGTCTACAAAACTGTGGGTTCACAGTGTTCGAACTGTAATGGTAAGGGTAGGTACAACCCCCTAAGAAAGGATGGAAGTGTTGGAAAAGCTGTTAGAATATGTCGAACGTGTTCGGGTAAAGGTGTGGTTTATGAGAGTACGGGTGAGGTTGCAGGTTTTAAGATGGTTCCTCGTGACGTATTTGATGTTGCGGCGGGTGGCTTTAAAACTGACAAGGAGACGCTAGAAGATATGTCATTGTCCTTGCGAGGTGATGCTCGTGAGTTTGCACAGTCATACATACGGTACTCTGCCCTGCGAACCTACCTGCGTTCCTTTGTTGAGGGGATGGAGAACAACATGGACAGCAATGGATTTATCCACACAGAGTTCATGCAGTGTGTGACAGCGACAGGCCGTTTGTCTTCTCGTAATCCAAACTTCCAGAACATGCCTCGTGGTTCTACCTTTGCTATTCGTAGGGCGGTAGAAAGCAGGTTCGAGGGTGGGCAGATACTAGAGGGTGACTATAGTCAACTAGAGTTCAGGGTTGCTGGATACCTTGCTAACGATGACGGCATCCTGACCGACGTAGAAGCTGGCACAGATGTTCATAGCTACACTGCTAGTGTGATAGGCTGTACAAGACAGGAAGCGAAGGCACACACCTTCAAACCACTTTATGGGGGTGTTAGCGGTACAGATGACCAGCAACGCTACTACAGAGCGTTTAAGGAGAAGTATCGCGGCGTTACCGAATGGCACAAGCTGTTGCAGAAAGATGCAGTAACAAAGAAAGAGATTACCCTACCATCTGGCAGACAGTATGCTTTCCCAGATGCTAGGTGGACTGAGTGGGGTACAGCTACCAATCGAACAGCTATTTGCAACTATCCTGTACAGGGCTTTGCCACCGCAGACCTGTTGCCTATGGCTCTCGTCAAACTACACCACGACATGAAGGATATGCGGTCTGTTATTTGCAACACAGTACACGATTCGATTGTGATTGATGTGTATCCCGGTGAAGAAGACCAGTGTGTTCAGGTCATGTCCAACGCCATGTTGTGTTTGCCGCAGGAGACAAAACGTAGGTATAACAAGGAATACAGTATGCCTGTCGGAATAGAATTAAAAATAGGAAAAAACTGGCTTGACTTGGAAGCTGTGTTCGAGGTATAATCATTTTACGTTAAACTTTAGCCCAATGGAGAATGTCATGGGTAACTTAGAAAACGAATTTGCTGTAAGTATAACTGACGATAAATCTGATTTGCTTGCTGCTCTTGGTCAGGATGGTATATCTGAATCTAAGCAGTCTGGTCCAACTATACTTCGTATCAATTACGATGCTGATACGGAAGATGGTCATACCTTAAAACGTGGTACTTGGAAGGTATGGAATGGTACAGAGAATGTATTTGCTGACTCTGTGATTATTAACCCTATGGTCCGTACTTATGAGTATAGTGTCTACGACCAAGAAGAGCAGACGTTTACTTGTCGTTCCATGCAGCGTAAGAAGATGACTGAACCTTTTGAAGATAATGCTGGTGGGATGAAATGTGGTAGGCTCACCCGTAAAGAGGAAGAAGGTCTCGATGATGACGACCCCCGTCTGTTACTGAGTAAGTCTGTAACCTGTAACTTGATTGTATATGGTCAGCTTGATATGGCTGATGCCGTCAACGCTGCAGGGGAATCCTCCCCTGTAGAGAACCTGCCTTTTGTAGGTTATTTTAAACGTTCTGGGTTCCGTCCCATAAATGACTTTATTCAGCAGAAGCTTGGTAATAAAATACCGCTACCAACTGCACTTATTGAATTAAGGACTAAGCGTATGGCTAACGGTGGTGTGACTTATTGGGTTCCGCAACCGTCTCTTGTTAAGGAAGTGCCTTTGACTCCAGAGCGTAAGGCTCTCTGCCAGAAGTTTCTTGATACGGTTGCAGCGTCTAATGCCAAGCTGTACTCTGAGCATAAAGAAGCTCGTAAGCAGATTATGCCTGACGAAGATGTCGACCTTGCTAATCGGTTAGCGGGATGATAGCCCTTCTGGAAGTACAGGACTTCTTGAAGAAAGCAGGGCGGGGGGAGATTGACTCTTCCCGCTTTGACGATTTGATAGAGCAGTTTGGGGAAGATTGTAAAGCTTCCTTGCGAAAACAGTTATCATCTCGTGGGGGCTATCGTATTCGCATGTCAGGTTTAGGCCGTCCTCTGTGTCAACAGAAGATGGAAAAGCGAGGTCATACCCAAGAGGTTGCGTATAACGATATCATGCGTTTTCTCATGGGTGACCTTGTTGAGGCGATTGCAGTGTTCGTTATGAAAGCTGCGGGGGTTACCGTCGTTGATACTCAGCGGGAGTGTAGTTTAAAATTAGGTGACACAGATGTTAAGGGAACTTTAGACATTATCTTAAATGATGGTCAGGATAAAGTGTGGGATGTCAAGTCAACTAGCCCGTGGTCTTTCGACAACAAGTTCTCAAATCGTGGTGGATATGAAGTAATCAAAGAGGATGACCCCTTTGGTTATATCATGCAGGGCTTTCTATATTCAGAATCACAGGACATGCCGTTCGGTGGTTGGATAGCTATCAACAAATCGTCCGGTGAGTGGGATTTTGTGGAAGCACCTACCGACCAAGAAGAGGACCGTAAAAGGTACATTGCTGACGCTAGGAGCCGCGTGGAGAGCCTTCTCAAGGATGATAAGTTCAAGATACCTTTCGAGGCAGTTGACGAATCCTACACCGTTAAAGGCGAGAAGATTTACACAGGTAATAAACTGATGCCGAAGACCTGCACTTTCTGTTCATTCAAGGAACACTGCTGGAAGAAAGCAGAGTACCATGATAAGATTACATCTAAGGCTAAGTTCCCACCGAAAGCTTGGTACACCAAGATAGTCAACAGGAGCATCTAATGCCCCTTCTATACACAGAAACATACCCACGTAAGTTGCTGACTATGAATCCAGCCCTGCGGTGTGTTTATGTGGAATCACATGAGGAGAGGGGCGGTGACCCAGCAACCGTGCATGTTCGCGGATTGGAAACATCGTTGCCCCTCACCCTACGTAATAACTATAGCGACACTGGCTATCTCATTTCCGACACGGAAGCTAGGGACATAGTTCGTATCGAAGAACAATTTCAACAAATCAATCACAACTTGAGGATGGGCGTTACTGTATGTCTACCGACAATGCTCTTAAGCGAAGAACTAAACTACCTAGAAAAGCATACACCAAAAGTAGAACAGTATCTCTTAAAAAGGCTAAGTCTGGCAAAGACATCATTTCCCCTGCTAGAATTATGAGAAACACAAGATATCGGTCTATGTTCGAAATCAACATAGCCAAAGCTCTCGCAGAAAAAGGCGTTACATTCGAATACGAATCGAAGAAACTAACGTATATACCAAAGCCCCGTAATTACACGCCTGACTTCTATATCCCTCATAAAGAGTTGTACATAGAAGCTAAGGGTCATCTAGATAAGGGGGACCGTGTTAAGATGTTGCTTATCAAACAGCAACACCCAGACCTCGATATTCGATTTGTGTTTCTTAACGCGAAAAACAAAATTTACAGAGGTAGTAAGACCACCTATGCTGCTTGGGCAACCAAGCACAACTTTGTGTGGGCAGAGAAAGCAATCCCGGAGGAGTGGTTGAAAGATGGATGATATAAACAATCAGGTGGAACGAGCCAGCTTGCTTCCAAACAGATACTATCTTATTCTTAACTACGAGGATGAGGATTCGTTTTCAATGACAGCTTATGATACCACAAAAGGTAATAACACACTTGATTTAGAGAGTGTGCCTGCTGGTATGATAATTTTGTCAGGTATCATAGAGATGATGGAGAACGACTTTGACCGTGTGTGGGATGCTGGCATGGCCCGACTAAGTTTTGTAGCTATGGCAAACTCGTTCAGGAAAGAATCGAACAGTGATAAAGCTGACGAGATTATAGACAAGGTGGTTGCCCGTGAGGACAACATAGTTAAAGTAGACTTTGGAGAGAAGCAATGAAAGACCAGTGGAGCCTAAATTACTATCAGAAAGAAGCAGCTAGAACTGCTATCTATCCTGAAAGCCATCAGATAATCTATCCTGCGCTGGGTCTTGCTGGTGAAGCTGGTGAGGTTGCTAACAAGGTAAAAAAGTTTGTTCGTGATGGTTATGACCAAGAGGGGTTCGAACTTAAGAAGGGAGAGCTTGCAAGTGAGATAGGTGATGTGCTATGGTATTGTGCAGCATTGGCTAATGACATCGGCTACAACTTGCAGCATATAGCGCAAGGTAACATAGCTAAATTAAATGACCGTGCTAAACGTGGCAAGATAGGCGGAGATGGGGATAACCGATGACGAGCTATATGAACATTATGAAAGAGATAGAAGAGAACGAACAAGCAGGTAAAGAGGCATATAGCGGCTATGACATGGTTGACAAACCCT